AGTAAAGTGAGTGTTCCAATTAGTTGTGGTCCCCCCGTTTTGCTGCATATGGTAGGTGGCAGTGGAGGTTCCCCCATTAGCAGGCGCTGAGCCAGCAGTTGCCGCATAGCTGACTGATTTTGCACTGTCCGCTGTGTTGTTCACACTGCCGAGACCTACCTCAGATGCCGAGTACGATGGCTTTGAAATTGTCTTTGCCCAGGAATAAACATCAGACGCAGGAGCCGAACCTGCGGACGTTGCGTATCCAACCTTGACAGGAGAACCGTGATTTGATGTGCAAGACCAATATGTTCCATCCCAGTTGACGACCATATAGTAGTCAACTGGGTGGGATGTTGACCACCACTTTAACGACCCGTCAGCTTTGCCGGAACAAGCAGAAGAAGTGCCACCGTTAGCAGGTGCTGAGCCAGCAGTGGCTGCATAGCTGACTGATTTTGCCGAGTCCGCTGTATTGTTCACACTACCGAGACCAACCTCTGAAGCTGTATACGAGGGCTTCGTTGCAGCCTTTGCCCAGGTGTAGACGTCACTAGCTGGCAATGACGTTGGAATTGTTTGATCACCCGTGTTTGAACCAGACAAAGTCGTGATGCCCAACTTGGTTTTGATGGTCGCCAGAGTCTCGTCACCAGTGTTGGTCCCACTGGCTGAGCCGGTGCCGCTTGCATACGTTCCAGCAGCCTGGTACGAACCTGCGGCTTGATATGAACCAGCGACCTGAGCCCCGACCTCAGTGTAGGTGTAAGTCGGCTTTGTTCCTGCTTTTGCCCAGGCAGACACATCGGATGCAGGCAGCGTCGTTGGGAGCACCTGGTCCCCGGTATTTGATCCAGACAGTGTGGTGATTCCCAGTTTGGTCTTGATCGTTGCCAGGGTTTCATCGCCAGTATTGGTTCCAAATGCTGAACCTGTGCCGCTGGCATAAGTCCCCGCAGCCTGCGCCCCAAGGCTTGCAAGAGTTGGCAGGGTTTGGTCGCCTGTATTTGATCCCGACAAAGTTGTGATGCTGAGCTTGCTCTTGATGGTGGCCGTGGTCTCATCGCCGGTGTTGGATCCCGAGAATGCCAAGTTGGGCACGTTGGCCAGACCGACGTCAGTGCTGGTCAAGGTCACTGCGCCAATGCGGCCAGCAACTGAGGTTACATCGGATGTGCCCTGCACTTGCTCCCAGACCACTCCATCAAAAATGATCAGATCACCCACCGCCCAATTGTTCGAGCCATCGATGGTCGTATTGCCCAGGACGCTGACTTTGTAATAAGCCCCTTTGGTTCCGATGCTTGAGACCAGGGTGGGCGAATTGGTGCTGGCATTCCAGGTGCCAACGTAGTTGATCGAGCCAACCACGGCAGCAGGTAATTGCGATGCAGGCACCTTGCCGCTCGCGTCCAGTGAAGCCACGCCACTGTTTGCACCGACCAACGTACTGGCCACACGCGCGGTGGCGTCGACCGCATTGATGTTAATTGCAGCCGACCCATCAAACGAAACCCCATTGATGGCTCTTGCAGTTTGGAGAACCGTTGCCGTTCCTGCGTTGCCGGAGACCGTGGTTTGGTCGCCAGTGTTTGATCCTGAAAGCGTTGTGACGCTCAGCTTAGTTTTGATCGTTGCAGCGGTTTCATCACCAGTGTTGGTGCCGGAAGCCGAGCCGGTCCCAGTAGCATATGTTCCAGCAGCTTGTTTGCCATTGAACGTGCTCCAGTCTGCCGAGCTCAATGCACCCCTGTTTGCGGCTGATGCTGTTGGGATGTTCAGCGTGATGGCTGGCGTGGTGGTGCCACTTGCAACACTGGAGGTCACATCGGTGCCCGTAGTGCCAAGGGTCAATGCAGCCACGGAAGTCACTGTGCCGGTGTTTGTTGTGAATCCTGAGGGGTTTGTCGCTGCATAGGCCCCCAAGCTCGTCAAAGCGCCTGCTGCGGTCGTTGAATTCGTTCCGCCAGAAGCAACGGCCAAGATGGTTGACAAACCAGCAGCAGTGCCTGAAGTGTTTTGGTTCAGAGTTGGAAACGTGCAGTAGGTAAGCGTCCCAGAACTAGGGGTGCCGAGCGCGGGGGCTGAAAGGGTTGGCGAACTCGCCAATACCATTGCGCCTGAGCCGGTTCGGCCAGTAATGTCAGTGAACCCATAATCCCAGGATGCTGCCGTGGTGCCAGTCAAGGACAGGCACGTAACGTGAGCCGTCAGACCGGGGATTAAAGATGTAACGGTCTGGCCTCCGGACGCCTGGACATAAATGGTGTACGTGGAGTTGTTACAAATGTGAAAACTCCAGCCCAGCGTCAAAGTGGTCACATCTGGGAGCGCCACTATTTCCGAGGCAGCGCCAGTGAAATACTGCGTGTATGTGCTTGCAGCCGTGAGCGTAGTCGTCCCCCCGGCGGTGACGGTCGAGGTGAAACCGGTCAAATTGTTAAATGCACCCGACGTGGTTGTCTTGCCCGTACCACCGGACGCAACAGCCAGAACTGCGCTGTAAGCCTGGACATCTGTACCGATCACCAGGCCCAATGAAGTTGGAGTTTGATCGCCTGTATTTGTGCCAGTGATAGCGTCCAGTTTTACTTTGTCAGCGGCAACCATCACCCCCGCATGAGTAGAGTCAGCAGCGCTCAGCGTGGCTCCGGTTCCGGTGCTGGAGGAGATGGGCACGGTCGTCGAGGTCCGAGTGCCCTGTTCAATATTGGCACCTCCAGCGGCTGCCGTCACATCGATGATGGATTCGGTGCCTGAGACATTCTTTTTGAAGTACAGCTTGCCATCGGTCGTGTTGATGGCAAGCTCCCCCAATGCCAATTGCGTGGTCGTTGGCACCTTTGAAGATACCGACGATTGGCGAACTTTGAAAATATTGGCCATAAACAGGCTCCCTTTAAAGGTCTAAACAGACCCAGGTTGAAGATTTAGAAAGTGCCGCCGTCGAAGGTGATGCCGTCGATGGTGCCGCCTGTGATGGCCACAGTGCTTGCGTCTTGCGTCGCAATGGTTCCGAGCACTAGGACCGTGCGGGCTGCTGATGCAGATGTTGCAGCGATCAGTGAGCGGCCATAACTGGGCAGATCAGTTGTCGAAAACGCATCCACACCCGTTGCATAGATCAACTTGTCTGCGGTAACCGTAACGGCAGCCAGCGCAGTCAGCGTTGCATCCAGCGCCTGGGCATCGGTGATTGCATAGCCCGCGAGGGTTGTTGGATTCGTGCCCGCAGTGACGCGGCCGTAAGCATCTGTCGTGATTGACTGATAGGTTCCAGCGGTGCCCGCTGTTGCCAGATCAACACTGTCCGAATTGATGACGATGCGTGCGCTGGAGGCTGTGACGATGTCGATCTGGTTGCCTGTCTTTGTAAGACCGCCACCAGCAATGACTTGACCTGCTCCGTTGAACTGAACAAACGTGATGTCCGTCGTGTCCAGCGTGCCGCCCTGGTTGACCGTACACAAGAAGCCGTTGTCTGCATTGACCGTCCCCTGCTCGACAAAGAGATAAGCGCCTGGCAGGTTGGTCCATGCGTTTGCATCCAGGGTGCGAGTCCATGCGCCGGTTGCGACGTTGTAGACACCGTTATCAGCGGGTGCGGTTTGATCTTTCACCAATACCCGGTCCCCAGCAATCAACGAAATCCCGTCAATGGTCATGGGGCCAGACATCGATGCGATGTTTGCAGTTGACGCGGACTTCACGCTTTGCTTGGGATCGAGGCCTTGCGCAGTCAGATCGACGTAGTTTTTGGTCGCAGCGTCTTGAGCTGCAACTGGATCAGCCAGGCCGGTGATTTTCTGGGCATTCAACGCCAAAGCATTTGTCGGAACCGACAATTGATCCAAACGGTTGGTGCGCACCTGGGTGTCAAAGTCGCTGACCTTTGCAGCAAGAAGTGACGGGATGTCTGCGGCAATCAGGGTGGTGCCTGCGGTTGCCCGGCCTTTGCCATCCACGGTGATTTTTGTGTACTCACCTGCCGTGACGGCGGTGTTGGCCAATGTCAGCGCAAGGGTGTTTGTTCCGCTGCCAGCAGTGGCGCCGGTTGCGTCGCCTGTTGCGGTGACGACCTCATTGTGGATGATGTACGCCTGATTCTTGACGTATGCAGTCGAGGCTGCGTTGGTGCTGGAATCGGAAGTTGCGGCAGTCGGAACCACTGGACTGCTAGAAAACGTCTTCACGCCTGCAACAGTTTGTTCCGTAGTCTTATCAACATAAACGCCGGGGCCGCCAATGGCAAGGACGGTCGTTGCTGAGCCTCCGGTGCCACCTGCGCCTTTGCCGTAGTACAGCGTATCGTCTTGCTCGTTATAGGCCAGCTCAGCGTTTGCCAAGGTAGATGGGGCACCGGCTGCACTACCTACTGCGCGGCGTTTGATTCTGAGTGTGTTGGACATTAAAAGTTTCCTCCATCGGAAATTGCGGTTTTGTTCTCGTTGCGAAAGACACTGCCATCGAACATAAGCAGGTCACCTTGTGAAAGGTTGGTTGTCGTCACCACATAGCCACCGATTCCGGCAGCCTCTGCGGCGGATTGAGCGGCGGCTTGTGCGGACGTTGCAGCCTGGTCAACCAGGGCCTGCGCTTGCAAAACGGCAAGCTGAGCGTCACTGACGGTTGCAGGGGCGTTGGCGGTGATGATTGACTCAAGCAGCACCTCGACGTTTGCATCACCATCGGGAACTGTGACCGTCACGAATAGCAACTGGACGCTGTTCCTGACGGCCACAATCTTGTATTGAGAACCTGCATTGCCCCGGCTGTTGGGCCACAGGTGAAGAAGTGCGGTGCCGCTTGCATCCGTGCGGCCATGCACAAGTGTTGGAACCACAAGCAGGCCATCAACTTCGCTGACCGAGAGCTCAGCGGTTATTGACGCAAGCGCACCAGGACCACCGTCGGGCTGGTCCAGATTGATGCGGACTTTTCTGGTCTTGAGTGTCATTGGGCGCGCTCATTTCTCATTTTTTTGAAGTCTGATTTGGCGTAGTTGGTGTCAAGGCGCTACCGGCCAACTCACTGTGAATGGGTAACCCGCTTGCATAGGGATGTCTCGAAGGGCTTGCCGATAGGGACGCCAGGCAGCTTGAATTCCAGAGGCAATATCTGGCAGTTGAGTCCAATCAGACGATGAAAGCAGAGATGCTCTTTTTGTCAGCGCTGCACGAATAGCAGCACGGGACTTTGTCTTTTCTGATCGGACGTCACTCCAAGTTTGAGTTGCCAAGTGGTAAGAAAAACCAGGCTCGGGTGGGTAGCCAATATCCGACTCAATCAATACCCCGCCCTCTTGATTCCATTCGGATTCAACAGATGATTGAACAAAACCCTCTGAATCCAAAAATACATATGTACTCATCGTTTTGTCCCCAATGCGTACATGTAGGTGACTGGTGAGAACTGATAAGGAGCCTGAGAAATGATTGTGTAATCGTCACTCTGCTCATTCAAGAATCTGAGCTCAACAGAGAAGGACCCAGAGCCAGGGCTATCTATAAAGCAAAGGCCGTTGAAGTTGATATATGAGTCAGTTCCATAATCGCTGTAATAGGCTTTTTTGACGCCGTTGACCCACAGCGAAGGCTCCACAAGAGACCCCCAATTTTTGTCGTAAATGCCGCCAGATAAAGCAAAGAAAACCACAATGGGTTTGTTGTCCGTATCCATTGAGAATGACAAGAGCGTTTTTGATTCGCCATGAACGATGACATCGGAATTAAGTCGAGTAAATGCAGGCACTGTCACAGCCTGCCCGGCAATTTTCTTTGTGGAAACTACGCCATCGACAATCAAATTTCCAGCAACCCCTAACGTGGTCTGGCCGTCAATGGTGCCAAGCGTGAGCATTGGAATCGGTGTGCCCGACCCGTCAGGTTTGGCCACCAGAAACTTGTCAGCCAAAACTACAAAACTGCTTGATGCCCCATCGTTGACCGACTCGGTCCCAGAGACGTATCCATTCACATCAAGGTGAACCGTGTGTCGTGCTTCCAGTACGCCCGTGCGCGATGCCGTTGCGTTTGCTGTGGTTTTGACAGTTGCGAAGTCTCCCGTGTCTAGCCTTGCCTGTACCTGGCCAGTCAATGCAGCCTGTGCCAAGTCTCCCGATACCCGCGTGCTTGCCTCAGACACGATTGCAGCATTTGCGGTGGCCACTGAAGCGACCACAGTTGCGATGGTGGCAGCCTGGGCAGTGTCTACGCCTGCGCGGGTGACTGCCTCCGCAGCAATGGCTGCATTGGCCGTTGTGACTGACGATGCAACTGTCGTGATGCTGGAGGCCAAGGCGGTGTCCGCACCTGTCCGAGCGGTTGTCTCCGTTTGAACTGCTGCTGCGATGTTGGTTGCGGTAGTGGACGCCAGTGTCGTGACACTTATTGCAATAGCTGAGTCTGCCGATGTTCGCGCCGTTGTCTCCGTTTGGACGGCAGCAGCAATATTGGTTGCCGTTGTAGAGGCCAAAGTCGTCACACTTGAGGCAATGGCTGAGTCGGCAGATGTCCGAGCGGTAGTCTCTGTTTGAACAGCCGCCGCAATATTTGTTGAAGTTGCGGCGCTCAATGTTGTGACACTTGAAGCAATGGAGGACTCAGCCGATTGCCGAATCGTGGACTCGGCAGTGATTGCAGCACCACGCGCCGTCGCCTCAGCCAGAACCGCCGCTGCCCTTGTTGCGGCTTCTGCGACGATGTCAGAGGCAGCCTGTGTGACCGCCGAATTGACCGTATCGATCAAAGTGATCTTGGCCGCTAAATTGGTGGTGAGTTGAGTTGTGCCAATAGCGTTGTTCAATTGAGTCAACAGCAATGACGGGTCAATCGTCGCAACCCCATGAAGTCCGTTAGTCGCGCCACTTGGATAAAACGGGGAAAAGTTTCCGTAAATATCGCCGACCCGCACCCAGTAGTAGCCACCCTGGCCTGCGGCCAAACCGATGTGAACATAAGACTGACCCGGAAATGGCTCAACGCTCAACCTGGCCGCTGCTGTCCGGTTGTTTGTACCGGACCACCAAATTTCAGTTCCCGTGCGCCCGCCAATCGTGTCTCCAAATGACCAAGCCAAAATCACACAAAAGAGACCGCCGGTTGCCGTCGCAGTTGGCGCTAATGGTGAGGGGGTTTTGTCGACCGATAAAGCAACATCTCCCGACCATGGCCCACGGCTCAACCCTACGGCGGCGACTCGAATTAAAGTGCTGTGACCATGAAGCGCAGTCACCGTGAGGGTGTTTAAAACCGTGGCGCCCGCCTCAGTCCAAATTACACCATCAGCGCTTTGCTCAACAATGTAACTGTCAGCCCAAGCGGCTGGCTGCCAAGCAACCACCAGCATGTTGGGCATGTAAATCATGGGCGTCACAGTGACTCCCGTGACCACTGGCGCGTTGGTGTAGTTTGCCAATGCACTCGTCACAATGGTCGGCGTCAACAAGCCGGTGTCAGCGGTGTGCACGTTGCTGTTTTCATTGACCGCCTCGATCTCCACGGTGGTCAAACTCATGGGGCGCACGGACAGCACCCGCGCAGGCTGACGCCATGTCTCTGCCCAGCCAAAGGAATAATGCGTGCGCTCTTCAGTCAGGCCGGTGTAGGGCGTCGTCGAAGGTGAAACGGTCAAAATCACTTGGTTCGCATTGGTGCCTGCGGTCACCACATAGGGGCCATTGACACTTCCATCCCGCTTGCGCAGACCGATGTAATGGGTGCCTGCCCCCCAGGTGGGCGGCTCGGACAGGGTGAGCGTTTTGGAAGCGCTGTCCCAGTCGGTCACTTCCCCGCTCTGACCCCAGGCAGGCATGTCGTGCTGAATGTTGATCAGGTCGCCGAACGAAGGAATAAACCCTTCCATCTCGGTTTGAAACTTGATGATCCGGCGGCGATACCTGTTGGCTGCCGCGTAATACATGCCCTCGCGATAGGCCTGGTCCCGGCCAATCACACCGAACAATTCAATCTTTGCAGGAACGGCTGCTGTGCTGCCGGACAGTTTGGCCCGAACGGTAAAGGGTGCCCACTTGGTGGAATCGAAATATTTCACGTCTACGGCATCAGCGGTGTCGGCTGTCGGCATCAAATAATTGATGCTGAAACTGCCCTTGACGATGTTGCGCTGGCTGAACATGGCCACAGGGATGCTGACAGCCTGATCGCGGGTTGCGCGAAGAACGCCGCCTTGCATGAATGGCTTGGCACGAACCGCGCCAAGCATCTTGCCTGCCGCTTCCCAAAAGCTCAGAAAATTATCAAACCGAGCGTCAAAACTGTCACCCCTGCTGGTGCAAATGGCGTCCAGTGTCAGTAAGCCAGCCAGATCAATTTGCGCATCACTCAATCCGATTTGCTTTGCCGCATAGGCCAGCGCCCATGATGGACTGCGGGTGGCAGTGGCGCTACTCCATGAGCTTCCATTCCAGATTGGCAGCTTGCGCGTGCAAACAAGATTGATTTTGCGGCTGGCCAGGCTGCTCAAATTATTGGACGCCCTCATCTTGACGGCAATCATGGTCATGTCGCCATAGACGCGGCTGTCGGGCATGTAGGCACGAAGGCCAATCCATGACAAATCGTGGCCATAACGTGTCTCTGTGTGTGCAGTATCCACTCGGCGCAATCGCACCTGATACCTAGCTGCATTCACCTGGAAACGGAAGGACTCGCGCTGCGGTGTTGTTGTTGCGCCGCTGATGCTTGCATTACTAGAAAGACTGATCCAAGAGCCGACTCCAACCCCAAACTCATTGACCGCTTGAGCCTGAACTTCCACCGTTGCGGTCATAGAGGCAAGTGAGCCGTCGTCGTTGGCGTAATAAAGCCCCTTCGGCGCAAGCAAGTCAATCGCCAAAAAGTTGGAAAACTCGTCAACTCCGCTTGCAATGAAAGGCCCAGTCCAGTTGGCGTCAGGCGTTTGGCCACTGACTTCTGAGCTGGTGGTGACATTGGTTGGAAATAAGGTGATGGCCCCGCCTGGGGGGACAAACTCATAGACAACCTCGTCATAGTTGTCTATGGGTGTGTCCTCAATCTTGAGGGTCTCAACGTCATAACTGCCCCGCCCAATGCACAGCAGGCTGTAAAGATATTGCTCGTTGCCAGCAAATTCGGCATAGGGCTGAGCAGCAAAGTCTGGGAAACAAATCATCCGACCGAAGTGCTCGGGAATCGCCCCATCAATCCTGGCTGAATTACCTTGCGCTTGGAGGCTGTACGTTGGACTCGCGGCAGCAAGACTGGCTGCTTGCTGAGTCGATGGCAATTTTGGAGGAGGCAAGATTGCATTGACCAGTGAGACGCCAACCATGATGGATGCCGCGCTCATCACTGCAAGGCCCGTGCTGCCCAAAGCCGCCGCAGCCATAATCCCGTCCCCGTACATCATGGATGCTGCCAATTGCGGGGCATAAATCATCACCGCAATCATCAGCACCATGCGCAAAGGGTTGGAGCCGCCTCCGCCCCCCTGGGGAATAGCCGCCGCTTCAATGAACGCAATCGCTTGGCCGTCCTCCAGCACCAATTCCCAATCAGCACGAAGTACGGGTTGCCCGTCAACAAATGCAACAAATGGCACATCCCAAGATGGAGCCAGTTCGCGGATGCTCCCGCTTGCTTGCTCCACCCGGCACAAGTGCGGGGTCAGGCCACATTCAAGATAGATGACGGTGTTCATTGATCCAACTCGAAATATTCTTTGCGGCCAAAGCCACTCACGGGCCAGGACGAATCGCTGCTGAAAATCACACCGCTGCCGCGCGCACAATGCAAAACACCTCCCCCATCAATGTCGAGCCATGTGCCGATGTGCATCGGGCGGTGCACCAAGACTGCGCAGCCATGTTTTGGCGCACCGATCTTGGACCAGCGCTGGCGCTCGTCGTGGTTCTTAAAAAGAGCGGTCAGCACCTCGGGGTTCTCATAGTCGGGCGCGATGATTTCGGGCATGTCCACACCGAAATGCCGACTTTGAACATGGCGAAAGAACGCCATGCAGTCGAATGTCTCAGGCCCTTGCGCCCCCGCCTCCCAAGGCATACCGATGTATTGATCGAAGGTCATACAAGGCCCACAAAGGTTTCTGCGCTGTACTCAAGCGTTGGAAAGCGTTTGTTCATCAGGTTGTTGAACCCGGCAGTGGCCGTGACCTTGAACACGTCGGCCACGATGTTCAGAATCGTCATCGTCAAGGGCGGGTTGTTTTGCGGCGCTGATAAATCAGTGCTCAAAAACTCCCGGTAGATCACTTGAACCATGTCCGTTGATCCCATCGCCGCTTCGATGTTGGCAACGATGGCGCGGTCCACGTTGTCCAAGGTGATCGTGATCTGAGGCACGCCCGTGGGGCTGACCTCGGGCTTGGTGATCTCAAAGTTGAATGCGATAAAAAAGACTGACGCGCTTGCGTCTCTGGGCGCTGAACTCTCCAGGGTCGCTGTCAGGTCAACATAGTCACGCACCACCCTAATGGGCGTTGTGAATGCCGGGTGCCACAATTCCAGTGTGTGATAGATCACCAACCCAACAGGCGCTGCTGCATAGGCCTCTTTCAAGGCCTGAGAAAGAGTTGAGTCGGTCATCGGATTTCAAGATTCGCTGAGACTGACCAATTGAGATCGTTCAAGTGCGCAACTTTGTACCCACCGATGAATCGAGCCGTGCACGTCACCAAACCTGTCGTGCCAACGGCCAACCGGATCGTGAACCATGAGGCACCACCTGCCGCCTGGGCTGGGTTTTCAAACCAAATTCGAAAAATGGCCAACTGTGCATCCGTCATCACCCAGGCTACGGTCGCATGGTCATTTCGTGCTGAGGTGCGCCTGCGGGTGCGTGCGGCGCCCGACTCCATTTCGGTTCGTATGCTTTGATCGACCGGCTCAATTCCATAATTAGTGCTGACCGTCGGAAGGGTTGTGGGCCAAGTTGCCATCAGTAAACTCCAGCCACGCGGTTCAGACCATAGGTCGAGGCCATGGCATTGGGCACAGCGCCCACGCCACGGGAGATGTCACCGGCCAAAGAGTTTTTGACCTTCTCAACAAAGACATCAACATAGTCCACACCGCCAGAAGAGCGGCGATTGACCTGGCCCCCGTTGCCGGGTGACTCAATGACATTGACCACCGTTCCCCCACCGCCCAAGGCAGAGTTGGGAATGATCGTTCCCGAACTGTGAGGAACAAACAGTTCTGGACCGTTCTCACCAACCAATGAGGCCTGACCCATCGGGGGTTCACCCCCATCAGCGAATCCAAAAATGGATGCAAAGAAGGTGGCCACTCCTCCAGAGCTGAAAGCGGCAGCCAGGGGACCCGTGATCGATTGCTGAATGGCGATGCGAACTAAGTCGGCAACGATCGAGTCAGCCAAACTTGCAAAATCAAGTTTTCCAGTTCTTACGAAACTAACAAGTGCGTCTTCCATTCCTTTGAATGACTTCGTAAAAAGCGCTTCCATATGTGCAGCTGTGTTGCCTGCCTCTTCTGAATATTTACGAAACGCCTCACTTATTCCAAATTGCGCCGTGCGTTGCTTTTCATACTCAACGGTGACGCGGGCAATGGCTGCGGTCTTTTGATTTTCAGCATCCAAAACCGCTTTGGCCAAGTCTTCAGGGCTGAGTTTTTCGCGCAACTTCTCGAGCTCATAAAGTCGGGCGTCAAGTGCCAATTGAATTTGCCTGGCTGCGTTTTGTTGCGCCACTGCGAGGGTTGTCTTGCCCATCAATTCGAGCGAAAACTTTGCAGCATCGTCAGCAAGTTTTGATGTGTGGCTGACGTCTGTAGTGCCAAGGTTGAAGTTGTACGACAGATTTTGATCATGCTTTGCCTTGGCATCTGCGATGGCTTTGTCAGCCGCTGCTTGGGCATCTAGCGCAGCCTTGTCACTCAATCCTGTGGGGATATTTTTAAGCCGTGCTTGGTAGATTCGCTCTTCAACTGCCAGTTGAATCAATCGGGCAGCAGTGAGCTGGGCAACTTCTGAAGTGGTTCGCCCAATCATGTCCAATTCAAAGGCAGACTGATCGTTGGCCAACTGCTGAGCGTGCGCCACAGCATTGGTCGTCAACTCAAACTCACGATATATTTTGTTCTGTTCAGTGACTGTGGCGGCCAACTCCCGCCCGGCTTCGTTTTGAGCCTTGGTTAATTTCTCACCAATGAGCAGGTTTGCTGCAGCAGCTCTTTCGACTTTGTCCTTATCTTTGGATGAAGCCAAATAAATCGCTACATCAGCAGAACCTTTGGCGTATTGCGCCACTTCATCATCCAAAGCACTTTGAATGACTGCACGACGGTCTGCGTAATAAGTGTTTGCGTCCATGTACTGCTGGGCATAGCTATCCTGGAGCAGTTTTTCTACATAGGTCTGATTGGCCTTAATTTGAACGATTTCAGAATCACTCACTTTAATCTGAGCTTGCAGGCGGATCCGCGCAGGATCATCCTTGCCTTGCGAGGTGGCAAGGAAAACTGCTGCAGCTGCGGCAGCCGACTTTTGTGAATCGGTTAAACCCGAAGGGGGAGCAACGGACGACGCAGCTTTACCGGCTTGCATCAAGGCGGATTCCAATTTTTCAGCTTCTGCGCGTGCCAGGCGCAATTGCTCTGCAGCGCCTTGACCTTTGGATTGAGACAGAAGGCTGATGCGCTGATTCACAGCGTCCAGGGAGGATGTCAACTGACCTGCATCCCCAGTACCAAATTTCATTTCCTTGTTGTACCTGTCTGCAATGGCAATGCCTTTGGCAACTTCGTCATTGATGCCTTGAACCGCTGACTCGCCATGTTGACCAAATAATGCCCAGGCAGTAGCTGCTGCTCCAATGAGGGTGATCAAGATGCCAATCGGACCTCCCATAAAACTCAATGCTGTGTTCAGGGCTCCAGTGGCAATCGAGGCCTCGGCCTCAGCAACTGCGAGGGCAGATTGGGAGGCGGCATGGGCTGCCGCTGCAGCTGCTGCGCGCGCCTGCGCAGGAACAAGCCCATTGGTCGTGATTGCTAGGGCTGTTTCACCTTCAGCTGCCAAAACAGCAACTTGCAACTCAATGACCCTTGCTGCTGTTAGCGCAGCGGTTGATGCTGTTGCTGCCGCATCAGCAGCGGCCTTTTGCACCACAGCGTCTTTTGCAGCCATGGTTGCGGCCATAGCTGTGTAAGTTGCCACTGCGGATTGAGTCATGGACGAGATAAACGTCCCGATCTTCCAGGACAAATACACCCCTGCCATGGCCTCCACCACCTGTCGGTGGTCATACAAAACGCCAGTGAAATCGCGAACAGCAACAAGCCCATCCCCGATGGATGCGCCAATCTGCTCAAAGGTATTGGAGGCGCCCAGGCTGCTTTCCTGCACTGCGATCATTTCATCTGCAATGCCAGAGATAGAAGGAAGGATGCCTTCCATGATCCTCGTCATCACGCCGCCAGTGCCCGTCAGCTCCGTCCACTTGTCGTTGAACTCCCGTGCCGCTTTGGCGCCTTCAGTCGTTTGACCTGAAAGTTGGGTGCCTTTGGCAATGACTTCGCCAATTTGCGCGCTGCCCATAGCCAAAATGGGAGCCAGTTCAGCCCAAGATTTTGAAAAAACGGCCTGCGCCAGGGCATTTCGTTGATTGATATCGGGCAGTTGTTTGAAAATATCCGAGAATTGTGCGAAAGCCGCTGCCGAGTCGGTTGCTGTAATGCCCAGCGCTTTGAATTTCTCGGGAGCCTTTCCCATCTCGACTGACATCCGGTTGATGCCTTTGGCTAGGGAGTCCATGTCGGTGCCGGACTCCTTGGCGAGCAAATTCAAACCGGCCAAGGTCTCAACTGACAAATTGGTAGACGCACTCAAGTTAGCTAGGCGCTCTGATGCGTCAATCGAGCCCTTGATCAATGATGCAAACTCATTCAAGCCCATCGCAAACCCAAGCGCACCCAGCGCTGATTTCACGGTGCTTACGGCGGAATTGATCTCACCCATGCGCTGGTTGGCAATGGACGAAGCTGTCCCCATATCGCTTGCATACTTGGCCATATTGGCCTCAAGCGTTACAACAAGACTTCCGATTTCGGACATGGATCCCTTAAGTTTTGATCTTGAATACTTTTTGCAGGATGAGTTCTGACTGGGCCTGCGGGTCCATCAACAGCTCTGGTTGCGCAATGACCCGGTCAAACTTGCGCCAACTGATGAAGTCCTCAGCTTTGTATGGCTCGGGGTGTGATTTCGCATTTCGATTGACATTGGCCAAGGTGGCAACGGCCACGCCGTGCCGTTGGTCGTCAATCAAAGAGCCAAATGGCTCAAGCTGATAAAACGCCTGCCACTGCGTCAGCTCAGCACTGTCAATTTCCGTAAGTAGCTGAGCAACGGTTTTCCCAAGGGCCAACGCAAGACGAAAGATGAACCTTAGGTCTGGTCGGCCTTGGAGTTTTTTATTGCGTCGTCTTCAGCTTTGGCTCCAAGACCATTGAGTCTTTGAGCGACCGCAAAAACACTCTCAATTGCTGCTGCTGACTTGAGACCCAGGCGATCAACGTCGCTTGCTTCAAAAAGGCGAATTCCTTTTTCATCCACAATGGTTAAGGCCACTAGCTTTGCACGCAAGTTGGTCAAGTCAGCTTTTCGCGTGCCATCTGCAAGGACCGTAACCATGCTGGCCTCGAACTGGTCTCGGTCTGCTCCGGTCATGGTGCGCACATACACAGTGCCGCCCCATTGGGGCACTTCAACGGCCTCGTTTTTGAGGTCATTCGATTCAAGGATTTGGTCTTTGGTCAGTGCCATGATTTAAAGCCCCGTGATCGAACCAGTGATTCGAATGTCGACAGCGGTTTTAGCAACCTGATCAACACCACCGGCAAGTGAGAATTTCTTCACGAAACCTTGGAACGTGATCGCTGAGAGGTTGGGCAATACCACCTTGAAGGAGGACACAACACCAGAAACCTGTTTTGCACGAAGGGCAATGTGGCCAGCATTTGCACTGTCATAGTCGATGTTGAAGTTGAATTGACCAGAGTCCACAAGGCCTAGACGGAATTCTTTGGCTGAACTGTCCATATTGGTCACGTCGATTTCACTGGCCGCGCCGTCAAAGCCTGTGAAGTCTTTGATGTTGGCAACTGGTGTGAAGGTGGTGGTGGTAGCAGTGCCTGAGCCTGCAGTGATGGTTTTACCCGTCGTGTCGATGTAAACGGCAAAGGTATTGACCGTGATATTGCGCACTGAAACGGTTTGTCCGTTCAGAGTCGCCATATCAGCGCCGGTTAAACCCGCAAGAGTTACAACGTCACCGTTGTTGAACCCGTGTGCCGTGATGGTCAGGATCGTCGGATTACCCAAATCAGTGACTGTGATGGTTTTAGCACTGCCTGAGCCAGTGCCAATGCTCAGAACCGTGCCCTGAGCCGAGATTGCTGTGGAAGTCATATTTACCTTTCAGAAAAAAGAAAAACCGCCGAAGCGGGTGTGGTGAGGGAAAGAAAATGGATGAATTACGCTGAATGCCAAATTGAATATTCAGCAAGGACCCTATAAAGGTCGACCTCAGCCTCATAGATGTCTTGGTTCTGGACCGATATCACTTGGTCAAATCCACCCATTAGCACTAGATCAACGGCCGAGAAAATTGCCTGCACCTGTGCATAGCTTTTGGAAAAAATATCGATCTGAATGTGCGTGTTGAGCAGCGATACGTTGCTTCCGTCCAGCACGTTTTCGCTAACAGCACTCACGCGCTGATAAGTAATGAATGGCGCCTGCGTCTGGTCTGGTGCAGCCATGGGGTACACCTTGACTCCTGCTGCAGTTGCACCACTGAGCAAAGAAAAAACCTGCGCGGCAAGACTCATCGTTTACTCAACTTTTGAACTTCAAGAGGAATTCGCGTTGCCAAGTAATTCTTGATGGCTTGAACTGCATTGCTCTTTTGAGACTCGTATGCGGGGCGCATGAACGGGTGACCAATGACAAATCTCGCTCCGCTGATGCCGCCGCCGTTTAAGGCGGCCGCATTCATGGCCTTTCGCCTGGATGCATACCCATGCTTACCGGGCGGTGCAAAAAAATGTCCGTATTCGACCCAATTTGCATAAAACGCGTCTTGCGATAGATGGCCGCCCTTGCCTTGGCGCTGGTACTTCTTACCCTTGCGAACACCAACAAAGAAGACTTGCTTGAACTGATCACAGCGCTCAGCAATTCGTTTTGTATAGATTGAGCGTTTCAAAGTGCCTGGCGGCGGGTGGCCATCGGAGACTTCGCCCGTGTATTGCGGTGCATTGCTTTTGGCTTGGGCTCGGATGACAGAAGCGCCTGCATTGACTGACCCACGCAAAACGTTCTTTGCAATGTTCAGTGGCAATTGCTGCAATGCGCCCTGTAACTCTCTCAAACCCGTGACGCATTCAAATTCAAGCGGCATATTTCATGCCCTCGGTGCATTGCAAAACGTCAAAGCGTCCGCGCTCTTCCAGATTCTGGCAACTCACAATGTCCAGATACCGACCTTTAAAACTGATGCGGCACTTCACCGCTGCCTTGGGGTCATCGAATGCAGCCTGGTGGCGGATCGTCACTTGGTGGCTGATCAAGGCTCGGCTTTCGCCAGCCACTTGCCGCTCACCCCCTGTGGCAGCTTCCACTTTGGCCCAAGTGGTCGCCAGCGTGGTCCAAGTCGTCAACTGCTGGCCAACCTCATCCACTGCGAGGCTTCGATGCTCAATCTTGATCTGATGCCTGAACTGCCCACCTGTTAATCCGAACATCAATACACCTTGATGCGGTAAGGGTCGAGCAAGCGGTCAATGAAGGGGTGGCTCTCCACCGTTCCTCTGGTTCCCATGACCACCGCATCACGGTTTTCATACAAATCGGCGATGCGCATCAGCATCCAGGCACGAATGGCTTGGGGTAATAGTTCGCCCGTATCGTCATAGCCCGCAGTGAAGTGCACTTCGACAGCATTGATGCGGTTCAGAGTCGATGGCCATGCTGTACCAGGCGCAGGCGTGATCCTTGCAGGCTCTGTCACCGAGTCCACCAAATACAGACTGGGATCCAATATTTGAAGTGTCCCGTCCTGGTCGTAGTATTTGATCGAGTCAATGGACTGCAATGGGGGCAATGGGATCGTGATTTCAAACTGGGTTTTGCCATCTGGCTTGACCATGGTGAGCGGGCCAGGGCCAACACCCCATGCAGGCCCATACCAATTGGCGCTCGAAGTCTCAAGACTGGGCGAGGGAAATTTGTCCAGCGTCATCAACCAAGACTGGGTAATGAAGGCTCGGCAGCATTGGTGCTCTGCGGTTTCTCTTGCGTGCCCGATGTACAGGCCAATCAAAACGTCTTGGCTGTTATCCCCGGAATCCAGGCGCAAATGCTGACGCAAACTTGCATCAGTTGCGGCCACAAAGGGCTCAGCGCACGGGGGTACAGTCAGTTTCAAAGGCATCTTGACTCCAAGAAAATGCCGCCCGGATTCGAAGCCACTATGTTGGCAACTTTAAATATGGACGGCAGTTTTCACTCAGGTGGCTGAGAACTTCAAAACCTTCAAGGCTTCAGAGTTGATCAAAGCACCGCCCAGGCGCTTGGTGCAATAAAAGCCGATATAGGGCTTGTTGCTGAAGGGGTCGCGCAGGGTGCGGGTGCCGATGCGGTCCACAATCAAATAGCACAGGTTGAAGTTGCCAAACGCAAGGGACAATGAATTTGCATCTTGTGCAGGCATGTCTTCGGCTTCGACCACGGGGTATCCCAAAATCGTGTCCGAGATGCCAGGCGCACTGGTCGGCTGGAACACATAGCGACCTTGGTAGTCTTTGAACGCCATGATCTCAAACAAGAGAGCCTTATTGGTTACCCAACGCGATCCTGCCCGGTAAGAGGCTTTCATTTTGGAGACAACGCTGAACAAGTCATCCGCAGGATTGACGGTTGATGTGAGCGTCTTAAAAGCAGCGGATGTTCCGGTTGCGACGTGCTCGATGGTTCCAAATGCGCGGACTGAGTCTGCAGTTGCAGCAGTTGGCCCATGAAGGAAACCAGTGGGCTTGTTGCTTCCGTCGCCAGTGATGAAGGATGCGCCTTCGCCGCGTGCGAACTCAGTTGCAATCTCACTTGCAAGCCATGATTCGGCGTTGAAGAACACATCATCAAGCATCTGCTGGGTGGCTTGAGCATTTGCATAAAGTTCACCCATGGTTGGCTTGATATCAGCCAATACGGAAGTTGCAGTTGCAGAACGTGCATCTGTCTCACCCACCCATCCACTTGCCGTACCGCGCTTATTGACCAGCTTGTGGTAATCGGTGGTGTTGATTTGCACAACCTGCGCAATAGATCGGATGGGACTGATGTTGACCGCCAGACTATCAATCATTCCGTCAATTACTTTGGGAACCGCATAGCCGCCGTCTGCACCTGAGGATGTACTCCAAGCATAAGCCTTGGCTTCAAGTTCGGATAATCCATCCGTTTTGCCTTTTCGCATGAACGAGTTGAACGCAGCTTTATGCTCTTGCTCAGCCTCATTGACCGCTTTGCCGTCATCGCCAAAAACCGGACGCTTGTTCTTAGCTTCGAGCATCTCGATGAGCTTTTTTGTTTCAGACATTTCGGTTTGAATCAAATCAATCTTTGCCATCTGATCAGCGCCGGATGAGCCCTTGGCCAGTTCGGCCAGTTTGGCGTCGTTAACGGACTTGAACTCGGTAAATGCTTTGTTGGACGCTGTGATTGCGTCAAGAATTTCTTGGGACATGGTGTTTTTCCTAAAAAAGGACGAAAAAAAACCGCCTCAAGGGCGGTCGGTGGGACTGGGTGGTTAAGTGCTCAGGCGAAGATCGCCCTGCGCTTTTCCAATAGCAAGGCGATCGCTTTCAACTCTTCGCTCTCATCGCCTGCTTTGCGCAGACTCAATGCTTTGAGCGTTGAAATAAAAGTCTTCGCCTCGCGACGAGAAAGTCCACCAGCGTCACGCAGGTAGTTTTCGGCGCTCGTCAGATCGCCAATTTCTGAAATACTTTTGACGGCGCTCACCCGCGCTGCGTCATTCATCGGAAAAGTGACCAGGCTGATCTCATAAAGGTCAGCGCTCTTGATGCTTCTGATGCCGGTTTTGGCGTTGAAGTCGGCGTCGTTGGTGATAAAGCCAATGGACAGGCCACTGATGGCCTTCATTTGCATGAGCTCAAAGGCTTCAGCGCCGCGCTGGGTTTTAAGGGCGAGCTTTCCTTCCACAAAAAGACCCGACTCGTCTTCTTTGACGGACGTATAGGCCCCAATGGGCTCGGCCACACGGTGCTGCCAAAGCATGGCAGGCATCTGGCTTTTGATGGACAGATCGGCAAGGCTTTTGGTGAACGCGCCAGGCATGACGATGTCGTCCCCCTGGTCAATGACGGAGTAGACCGCTCCATACCCGCAAAAGGTGCCAGAGGCGCCAACCTCTTGATCTCAAAACTGATGTCGTGGTGCTTCATGGTGGGCTCCTAGAGAGTTTTCTTGATCCACAGCACCAAGAGCTTGTCGCCCGTGGTTGCAGTGCCTGCTGTGTTGTTGATCTTTGCG